TGAGAAGTATTTCACTAAGGACATTCTCGACCAGATTGATGAGAAGTGTAAGGATGAGTTCCTCTACGGCAAGTCTAATGTTGCGGCAGTGGAGGAAGAATAATGCTTATCGGTAAAGACTACCTCCTAAGAGATGATTTGTATGAAGAAGACAAGACGCTGCCCATTCAGTTATTGACTGGGCCGTATAAAGATGTTATACTTCGCTATACAACTGTGTCCATCAAGGAGATGGAGAATGATCAAGCCAAGATGTTGTTTGATTATGATCTGCTTGAGATGGGCGATCATACCGAAACGTCACTTCGGAAAGATGTAAAGTTCACACATCATGTTGGGCTTGTATTGAATACGATGATTCTGGAAACTTTGGAGGAAAAGAATGCAACTGGAGAAAACGATCCTACGGAATTTGTTGAGGAATGATGACTATACTCGCAAGGTATTGCCATTCATTAAGAACGAATACTTTTCAGCAGAAGAGGATCGTGTTCTCTACAAGGAGATAAAGGACTTTGTTATCAAGTATAACAAGGCTCCTACCTATGATGCATTGCAGATTGAGATTGATTCTCTACCATCTTTGAAAGAAGATCAGGTAAAGAATATCAATTCAACAATCGATGACTTCCGTTCTAACACGGACGATACCAATATTGATTGGCTTGTCGATAGCACTGAGAAGTTCTGTCAAGAAAAAGCTCTGTATCATGCTATCATGTCCTCAATCGAAATCATGAACAATAAGAATGGTGCCCTAACCACGGGCGCCATTCCCACTATTCTGTCCGATGCTCTGGCTGTATCATTTGATCCAAATGTTGGTCACGATTATCTTGAAGATTTTGATAAGCGATATGATTACTACCATCGTGTGCTTGAGAAGATTCCGTTTGATCTAGAGTTCTTCAATAAGATTACCAAGAATGGTCTGCCAAAGAAGACATTGAATATCGCACTGGCTGGTACTGGTGTTGGTAAGTCTTTGTTCATGTGTCATGTTGCAGCCTCGTGTTTGAACCAAGGCAAGAATGTATTGTATATCACTCTTGAGTTGGCCGAAGAAGAAGTAGCAAAGCGTATTGATGCCAATCTTATGAACATTACCTTTGAAGACCTAATGTCTCTATCAAAGGACATGTATGAGAAGAAGGCCAATATGATCAAGTCTAAGACAAATGGCAAGTTGATCGTTAAGGAATATCCGACTGCTGGCGCATCCTCGATGCATTTCAAAGCACTATTGAATGAGTTGAACTTGAAGAAGTCATTCAAGCCAGATATTATCTTTATCGATTATCTTAACATCTGTATGTCCTCGCGCGTGAAGCCCGGTTCAAATATCAATTCATATACATACATCAAGTCAATCGCAGAAGAGTTGCGTGGTCTTGCTGTAGAGTTTGAAGTGCCAGTTGTTTCAGCCACACAGACAACCAGAAGTGGCTTCACATCTTCCGATGTTGGTCTTGAAGATACTTCCGAATCGTTTGGTTTGCCAGCAACGGCCGACTTCATGTTTGCCTTGATATCTACCGAAGAACTACAAGCACTCGGTCAGATTATGGTGAAGCAGTTGAAGAACCGATATAATGATCCCACAATGAACAAGAGATTTATGTTGGGTATTGATAGATCAAAGATGAAGTTGTATGATGTAGAGAACACCGCACAGATGGATATCATTGATAGCGGGCAGACTTCTAATACACCTAAGATTCCACAGAAACAGTTCGGAAACAACAAAGACAAGTTCAAAGGATTCAAAGTATGAAAATGACCAAGTATGATGTAGTACCGTTCAAGGAAAATGATGATTACATGTGGGGAGTTTTTGAACTTGCTACCGAACAAGTGATTGAAACTTTTTTCTTTGAGGAAGATGCCATGAGAATGGCAAAGCATTTAGACCGCGGTGCTGGATTCTCTGGCTGGACTCCAGGCTTTCTTCTAACAAAGGTTGCAGTAAAGGAAGACATCAACCGAAAGTTTAGTGAGCTGGTTTTGAGCGAATAACAGCACACCAGAACCGCTCAGATTTGACAGATTTGGAAGCGGCTGGAGACGGGTCTGGAGAGCGGTTGGTACGATTATGTCTGGCTCCAGAAGACCGCTCCAGCCGCTTCCTCCATTGTCTGGACCGAACCAAATAAAATCAATCACTTAGCCGAACGAGAAATCAATGACTTAGCCTATGCGCTGGATGCATGGCAGGTATGCGGAAACTACCATTGAAAAACCGACTTGCCATCCCCATCTATAGTATATGATGACGGAGAACACTATGACCCTCGCTGAACACCTCGCTGCCCTCAATGCTGAGAAGCTGGCTTGGATCGCTGAAGATCCTGATAATCGCTGGACTGGTCTTTATGTCGAGGAACTCGATTTCTGGGCTGAGATGGGAGTCACGACCGTGGCTCAATTCAAGCGATACGAAAACGAAAGTTTCTTTTGGGAGATGTACAAGGATGTTACGGGTTGTCGCCCGCGCCACATCAACCTCAAGGACATGTCCGACGAGGAACTGGAACATGAGATTGACCTTCTCAGCCGCATGATGGAAGACGAGATCAAGCGCGAGGAAGAATGGCGCGCTCAGGAGATGGCTTACATTCAGGAAGACGCTGAGGAAGAGAACATCAAGCGCGATGAATCTCCGCTTCCGATTGACTATGTGGCTCACAACTATCAGGATGGATGGCTCTAATGGCCCTTGAAATTTTTGTTCGCGTTTCGCTCTTTATTGCGCTAATCGCATATCTTGTCTGGTTCTGGTCAACGATTTATTCGTGGGTACTCTAATGCTTAGATTTCTACTTGGTATGGTTCTGGGCGCTTCGGCCACGACTGGTCTTGGCTTACAGGTTGTGATGGGTTCAATCGGCTTCGGCTTCATGGCTTGGGGCTTCTATTCAATGCTTATGCATGGAGAATTGGAATAATGTTTAGCACCGATAAGACGGCTTATACCAACGGCTTTCACATGACCTTCGCAAACGGTTGGACTGTATCGGTCCAGTTCGGCAAGGGCAACTATATCTCGGATCGTGATCATCACGGCATGAGTGAAGATGCCGAGATTGCCGCTTGGGACAAGGATGGCGCTTGGTATGAGTTTAGTACCAATGGCGATAAAGTCAGGGGTTGGGTTAAGGCCGACGAGGTCGCGGACTTCATGGCGATGATAAAGGCAAAGTAAATGGACATTGAAATCAAAGGCAAGACCAAGCATATGTGTAAGGCGGAAATTAAGTTCGCTACCGCATTCTTTGCCAACTATGTGATGGGTGAGCGTTTAGCCAAGAACCTTGACTTTGAAATCCGTTTCGAGGATCAGGGTAAGATGGCTGAAGGGCATTGTCATCCTCTTGATGGCGAGAGGCGCCCTAGATCATTTGAGATTGGTATCAATCCAAGACTCCAGCGGTATAAGATGCTCCAGTGCCTCGCACATGAGATGGTGCATGTGAAGCAGTATGCCCGCGGTGAGTTGTCTTCCGAATTGATTACCGCAAAGTGGCAGGGCAAGGTCTATAAGATCACCAGTTCCTTTGAGGACTATCTCAACTGGCCTTGGGAAGTGGAAGCTTATGGTCGTGACCGCGCTTTGTACCTATTCTATCAGGTAATGCTGAAATCGGAAAAGGTTAAGTTCAAGAACGGAAAACTTTATATCGGTGGCAATCTAATGCGTTTCAAGAAGACTTGACAAACCCGCTGGATAATGCTAATATATAAACATGATGACAAAGCAACGGAATATTCAAGTCGGTGATCTGGTTCATGTTCGTACAGAATACAAGTACGGCGCACGACACAGTGTCTCTATCAAGTCTGGAAGGGTTATTAAAAGTGAGCGACATGATCATAAAGATACTTTTCGTTTATACACTGGCAATCCTCAGTATCCCGTTTCTGTTATCGCGTTTGAACGGGTCACTGGTATTAAACTTCGCGAGGTTGCGTGATGTGGAAAAAGTTTAAGTTGTTTTGGGACAAACTAGAAAGACTTCATCGCAAGAAGTGGCTTGAGAATCAACGTTTGCGCCGCAAGATGATGGGTAAAGAATAATGGTTAGGTCTTATGATGTAGATTTTTATGTTCTTGACAATCGTGCTGGATTCATGCTATACTGTTTTGAAGAAGACGATTGTGTCCATGAGCAGTTCTACCGTAACTCGGATGATGCCCACTATGTCGGTCATAAGTTTCTTGATGGATGTTATGTTAAGGGTTATATTCTTGAGGATGTAGCATAAATAAAAAACTGGCTCCGTAGCTCATCTGGATAGAGCAACAGACTTCTAATCTGTGGGTAGCACGTTCGAGTCGTGCCGGAGTCGCCAGCCCCCTTATCCCAGCGGTAGAGGAAGAGGACTTAAAATCCTTTCAGGGTCAGTTCGAATCTGACAGGGGGCACCAATCAAGCGCCTATAGCTCAATGGTTAGAGCTGACGGCTCATAACCGTCTGGTTCCGGGTTCGAATCCTGGTGGGCGCACCAATATATAGATATAGGAAGAAACGATGAGAAGTCAATGTTCGGTATTCTATTCGGAAGATATGGATTTGAAAGCCATTGTCTACTACGATACAAACACGGATAAATATGAGGTCGATTACGCCAAGAATGGTTTTCTAGTAACAACCGAATCGTATGATGGCCATGGTCTCATATACCATGAGGATGCGGCCGAGAACTATGTATATGGAATCAAAAAGTTAGATGAAAGTGAAGTGCCCTAAATGTAAGAAGTCATTCAAAGGAGATGATTATATCGATGCTCTTTTGAATTGTCCGTACTATACTTGTGGACTGAAACAATCTACAGTGAATAATGGCGTGGGTGTTGGTACACAAGAGGCCCTTATAAAGCCTTTAGCAGTGGATTACTGTTCTCGACCAGGTTCGAAACCTGGCACGCCAACCAAATTAGGAAGATGAAGATGATTACGAAGATGGAAATGAATATCGGTGAGATTTTGGATCTTGCGGCTTGGCTTGAAAAGCATGGCCTTAAGCGGACACACCGAGTTGTAATTGAACAGGAATGTGGCAGCGGCATTGGTACCGGGACACAGGCCAGAGTTAAGACTACTGAATCGGAAGGCATCTTTATCGATATCACCGATTATGCTGTTTGGTAAGCGAGTGTGGTGAAACGGTAGACACAGTGGTCTCAAAATCCACCGCGTAAGCATGGGGGTTCAAGTCCCTCCACTCGCACCAAAAAATAAATTTTATAACACTTGACAATCCAGATTGGATGTGATATAAATAAGAATACAAGTTAACAAGAGAATCGTTCCAA